TCCTCCAGAAGGATCAGGCAGAACTCGTGATCTTGCCCTCTACCTATACCCCCAGAGTATGCCCCTGTGCCGTTGATTCCACAGGGGCCAATCCCTGAGCGATCAACCTCCTGTGCATTGTAGGGAGAAGGATATGTCATCATATCTTCCCCCACACTGCCGCGTCTAATCTTTACTTTTACAATTTTCATGCTTACTCAGCCTCCAGGTGTACAGGTTATTCTGTAGGTGAACTCGCACTCTGTTACCAGTATTTTTGTACTGGGTAGGTCATTTCTGCCTACCTCTTTGGGTTCATCTTCCCCAAAGTTCGGACTGTTGCACGAGCCTCGGTTTCCCGGTCGGCTCCCCTCTCGCTCAGTCTCTTCTGGTGCTTTCGCTTCCAGTTCGTTGCCTTCTCAGGGTTCGATTTGATCAGAGAGGGTTTTCCATCGCAGATTACGCTGCGAGGGCACCGAGTTTAATGCTGTCACCATTTTCCACGTTTACTGCCGTAAACACGTGTCTATCCATCAGCGTTACACCTGTTGAGGCATTGAATAGCCCGTGCTCTGTGATTGCCTTAGTGCTCGTGTAGGCAATAGTTCCTACACTCTCATATATGTTGTGTGCGTTCTCTACCTGCGTACCCGTTGCGCGTGACTCTCCATCGGTTGTCTCAATGTCTGTGTCACTAATAGCCGCTGGCGTCGTGCCGACTCCACTATCGTGATACTTGAAGTCTCCCCAGATAGACGACTCAGCAATGAGCTGATCCACCATGAGATCAACAAAGGCCGTAGTAACAACTCGAAGGCTCACCAAACCGTAATCGATAAGCTCCCCACTGGCCTTCCGCAAGCGCACATGGAGCTCACCAATGAAGCCCGACAGTCGCAGCACCCGCATAATTGCCACGCGCCACCCGCGACACAGCGTGGACAAGTTCCGTGCCTTCCAGGCTAGCCCGGGTCCAGATACCTGCACCCCCTTGTTGAGCCTAGACTGAAGCGTACTCCTAAAGATAGCATTACTTTCCATGTTACTGACCTCCTATTTCTTTCCGATAGGGATCCCAATTGGACCCTTAGTTTTGCCTCGTCCTAAACCCCTTCCCTTACCGCCACTCCTAATCCGGCCCCCTGGACACGGATATGTAGTGCCTTTCTTAGCCATGCTGTACTCCTTTACTTACTTCTTCTACGTGATCAACACAATAACGAACTATCTCGCAAACCTTAGCTACCTCGCCCTGAGTCATAGCTAACCCTGTGGGCAAGACAAGCGTTCGGCTAGCAACCAACTCTGTTGCCGGTAGAGTCTGTCCATCTTTCTTATAAGGTGCCATAAGATGGCATGGAGGAGAGAAATATCTACGGGCCAGTACATTTTCTGCTTTTAGTACACTAGCCAATACATCTGCGGATAGTTCTCCCAACAACTCTATTACAATATACTGAAAGTTTCCCTGTGCACATAGAGGATACAACCTAATGTCAGAATGGTCAAGTCCAACCATATAACCTGCATAGTTGTTATAATTCCACTCAATAAAAGATTGGGATGCTTCAATGTTTGCCAAACCCACAGCGGCGTGTAATTCACTCATCTTAGCATTTAGTCCTAATGCTTCCACCCCATGAGTCCCATCTCCAGCAAATCCAAAGTTCCGCATTCGTCGGAGTCTTCTAGCCAGAAACGTATTTGAGGTTGTGATAGCCCCACCCTCGACAGCATTTACAAACTTGGTAGCATGAAAGGAGAAAACCTCACAATCTCCATAGTGCCCTATAAAGTCACCTTCAGGGCCACACATAAACGCATGGGCAGCATCAAAGATCAGTTTCAGATTATGTAACCTTGCGAGCTTATACAACTCATCAGGTATACAAGGAGTACCCCAGAGGTGAACTCCAAGAATACCGACTGTTCTCATAGTTATCTTCGACTCAACAGACTTGAGATCTAAAACATGGGTATACGGGTCAATATCTGCAAAGATTGGAGTGTACCCTTGCCACGCCAGCGCATGAGCCGTAGCCACAAAGGTAAAGGACGGCATAATAACTTCGCCTAGCGTAGGCATCAGTGCTCTAGCAGCAATCTCTAGGCCAAGCGTCCCATTAGCTACAGCCACACACTGGTCAACAGCCAACTCATGGCATATCTGTTCCTCAAACTTTTGTACCCGGGGGCCATTGTTTGTAAGCCAGCGACTTGATATTACACTACCTAGCGCCTGCATAATCTTATCTTTATCTGCCAGATTAGGCCGTCCTACGTGACGCGGAGTATCAAATGCTGGTTTACCTCCGAAGATTGCTAGTTTCTTCATAACTAATCCAATATACCTGGGTTAGGTGCTGGAGGACGTGGTGTAGAAGTCTTTATCATTCTTTTCATGTATATATCCCTCTCAAACTCCTTTTCCAACTCTAACACCTTATCTTTGTTTGGGCGGTCTCGCAACTTCTGCACAGGGGAGCCGGCATATATACTCCAAGGCTCCAACTCTGTGTTTTGCAGAACCAAAGACATTGCTCCAATGATAACTCCATCGGGAATACTTACTCCTGGGAGAACCACGGAGTTTGCTCCAATCATACAATGTTTACCAATCTCCACACGAGATCTAATAGCAACGCGGAAAGGTTCTGGAATTGATGCTCCCAAGAGGGAGTCTCCGATAGCATCCTCTGTGCCTGTAAAGATGCGTACTCCACTAGAGAGTGTGGAATAGTCTCCTATTATACACTCTCCTCCTCCTGTTATTGAAGCAAATGATGCAATATGGACAAAGTTACCCAAGCGAGTGGACCAGCGACTTACAATGAAAACAAAGTCATCAATGATAATATTGTTTCCAAAGGAGATATTCTCTCTATAGGCCAGCTTCGCATTAGGATATATTACTGGAAGTGTCATACTAATTCCTCAACTCTCTTTATCCATTGTTGTGCCTGTACCTTATAGTCATGAGTACGTTCTAGCTCCTGAGCTCTATACTGCATAGTAGATAACTCCGTACTTGTCATTAGGCTAACTGCCACATCTGCAAAGGAACTCTGCCATCTTTTACCTCGTGGGACAATATACCCAGTTAGCCCAGGTACTACTCTCTCTACCAGGGCATATAGATCTGTTACTACAAGTGCATTACGTGCTGCTGCACACTCCATAGCAGACATACAACACATCTCTGGAGACTTCGGGTTTCCAGGAAGCAACAATACCTGACTCTCTAATTGCTCTTTGATCAGATCTTTCCTAGAGAGCACTCCAAGATATGTAACCCCCGGCAGATGGGCTACCGTATCGACTAGGAGTGCCTGGTCAGGCGGCGGTGTGAGACCCCACAGAGAGATATTCCCAGTAACATGCAGTGTAGCCCAGGGTACCTCCCTCCGTATTAGTGGCCAAATACTCACTAATTCATCTAGCCCACGCTCTGGAACACTGCAATATATACATCTCCCTCGTTTCTTGGGAACATCTAACCTTGCATAGTCTGCCCAGTTCAATCCCGCACTGCTTACTAGATACAGCTCCTCAGAGATATAGTGTAACTCCTGAAACCTACGTTTCTGACACTCACTGATAGTAATTACCAACTGAACATCTCCAGATTTCACATACTCTGGCAACGAGGGCACAGCGGGGTCACAACAATATAGCGCCTTGACCGGAGCAGCCATACCACGAAGAGCTTGTGGGAACCGCAAAGCGATAGCAACGTCAAATCTCTCTTTAAAGCGTTCTCTAGCCCGAATGTTGCGCCACTCCACGCCTCGATAGGTATGTTGCGGCCCTCCTGGAATATAAATCAGTACCTCGTGGCCCAGTTCAGCCAGAGCATACGCATAGTTTACCATAGAGCCCTCTGATCCGCCCGTGTCCGCAAGTTCATGAGACTTGCCAACGAACGAACCTGGGCGGCCTCTGTCGTATAAAAAAGCTATCCGCATAACTATTTATCCCCCTTACGCAATAGTACAAAACCAACCTGCACATTCACTCCTTTAGCGAAAGCCTGAGGTGACTGTACCTTGATGGGCCAATCATTCCAGTCATTACGATCAAAGTCAACCGGTCCACAAATAGTCGCCACGCTCTCAAGTGGATCGACCAGGCGCTCAAAGACGGATTGCTTGTCGTAGATGCGTCTACCTGTAGTCTTTCCGGGCAATTCTTCATACTCTTGACCAAAGTCAAAGGACAAAGCGAGTAGCCGATGAGGCTTCAAGACTCGCAGCATTTCAGACACAGCCAGCGTATCATTTGGAATGTGCTTAATACACGCTGTGCAGACCACGTTGTCAAAACTATTGCTCTCAAATGGGAGATCTACAGCATTTGCTACCTGAATGGTGACCCCCTCATGTGGTATAATCTGCTCTGTAGATAGGTCTACTGCGGTGACCTTCGCACCCCTTTTAGCCATGTATGACGGCAGTATACTCTCCCGAGTACCGACATCTAGTATCCTTCGCCCCTGTAGGACCCCCAAGAACAACGTTGCTCTAACATGTTCCCACAGGCGCATTATAGGCATCTTATCACCTTTACGTTTAAGGAATTCAGCTCGGGCTGCAAAGAGAAACTCTCTGAAATCACTCTCCAGGTAGCTCCCTGAGATGCAGTCAAGCTCTGCCCAAGGCTGCAGAGTGTGTATCCAGTTGACCCTATCAACATGGCAAGAATCCTCTGCTCCTCCCAGGTGAAAATCTACAAACTGTACCCACACATATCTTAGTCCACTACGCCACCAACTGGCCAGTCTGTGCCAGCCATCGAGGACAACGAAGCAATACTTACAGACAAGGATTGGGGCTGCTTCTATTTCCCCATTTAAATACTTATCCACCCCCGACCAGTCAGTACAGGGATGGCACCTAAAATTGATCCACTCGATGGGGATCAATCTGGGCTCTGAAGCATCTATTTCGACTCCATCATACATCGCTTTAGGCATGGTCAAACTCCTTATACTGCTCAGGAACAGGTTCTCCATGCTTGCGGAAGATATAGGGCATTGATTCCTTATAGCGCCCCAGCTCCTTTGCGTTGCGAGGGTGCCACTGATGATAGGCTGTAATGTCATTGCAGGTAAGCAAGTGGTAACCTGCATCTGTTAGACACCACCCAAAGTCGCAGTCGTCGGCGTTGGCTCCTGGAATGTTCTCATCCCAGCCTCCAACGTCGTGCCACGCCTTTACTGGGATAATCACATTAGCCCCAAGTATTGGTCTACAGGAATCTAAAAGGTGGCCATCAAAAAAGTCTATATTGTGGGCAGTTAGTCTATGATCAGCCCGTGCGTTTGATCTCTCACCAGACTCAGATAGCCAGTCATAACGTCCTGCTATAACTCTTTTACGGTACTTAGCAATGTGCCTATAGGCATTCTCAATCGCATTGGGTGGAAATAGAAGATCTCCATCAGTGTACCATAAGTGGGTTGTTTCAGGCGGCGTCGCCCGTGTACCCGCGTTCAGCGTTGCCGCCACCTTACATGGGACTATGCCGCCTGAGTAGATGTGCCTGACGTGGAAGCTGCCGCTGTACTTCAAGGCCAGCTCTCGAATGGGCTCTGTGCTGGCATCATCTGCTACCACAAGTGTAAAGTCTCGCCGTGTTTGCATAGCCCAGTATTGTAGAGCTTCGTGGACGTTATCTATACGGTTGTGTACTGCCATAACTACGCTAATGTGCTGAGTCATTACTTTGGTCCTCCTTTATAACTAGGTACAATATAGGTATCGTCGCCCTCACCCCAGATCTGAAGACCAACAGCGGCTAAGTTGTGCTTTTTTGCAATATAATCTACATTTTTTGATAATGTTGCTCTGTTGGATACCTGATCTCTGTCATGATACATATGGTAGCCATGTACAAACTTTGTGAATATTGCTGGGTACCCTTTCTGTTGGCACCTGATACTAAGCTCACAGTCTTGGCCACCGTGAGCTACCATCTCCTCGTCAAACCCACCCAGTTCGTTATAAATATCCCTAGGGAACATTAAAATGTCTGCAAATAGATTAGCTGCATACTGAGTCTGTGGGGCTCCTTCAAACAGTTCTGGAGAATCTAGGAACCTAGGATCAACACCTACGATCCCCTTTACACGACCTCCAAACTGTGCTGGAGGTAGTGTGCCTTCAACAATAGCATCCCAATTAGTATAGATATCATAGGGTCGTATTTTCATCGGGAGCATCCAGTCATACCGCCCAGCAATAATTGCCGCCGGATTAGCTATGCGTAGGTTGTTTAGATGAGCTAGCGAAGTTTGCTCTAACAGAATATCTGAACCTAGCAGCACAAATGCATCCCCCCGGGCTATAGCGCAGCCTCGGTTGTATGCCAAAGAAGCCCGATACCCCTTGTGTTCCTGCCATCTATACTGCAACACGAACCTGTTTTGAAACTCCAGCATAACCCCCAAGGGGTCATCAGTAGAGCCATCATCTGTCACAATTACCTCAATAGGCTCAGTATAGTGATCAAGACAGCGGTCCAAGGCACACAAAGCTAGATATAGATGCTCTCGGCGATTATACACTGGTAGCACAACAGAGAAAGTAAATGTTTTCGGTCTTATAGGTATGGGTACAGATATACTAATAGGCTCTGGTTGGGCACAGGGGGGATCTATACTTTCTTCCGCAGGTATAGTAGATAAATCGTCCAGTATTACTGATACCCTACTACCATCAGACATTGTGGGCGACAGGTTAAACAAATGCTCATCACTTCCCAGGCCCGCAAAGCGCTTTCGCAATAGTAGACTGTTATCATATGAATGCAACTCAACCCACTCCATACCGGATCCATGTTCATAGTGGTATAGCGTTGCTTTAGGTTGATAGATAACCTTCCAACCTTTATCCCTAGCGTGCCAGCAAAAGTCCACATCCTCGAAATTACCGCCTATGTAGGCTTCATCTAAGCCACCAAACTCATTCCATAAAGCTCGTCTAATTAGCACACAGGCAAAAGTGACCGCATTTATCTCTCGCCGTTGGGCCGCTGGCTCAAAGTCCGCTAATTGACCTCTGAACGGATGGTAAGGCATGTTGTCTGCGGTTCGAGCCACCCCCGCGTGCTGAATAGTAAGCTGAAATGGCTTTTCCTTTGTGTCGGGGTACAACAATCTCGCGCCGACAACTCCAACCTTAGGATCATTGTCTAGCTCCTCAGCCATAGCGGTTAGCCAACCCGCAGTAGGCTCAATGTCTGAGTTCATCAAGCAGATGTAATCAGAGTCAGGTACCTGAGCTACAGCCCAGTTGTTGATCTCAGCGAAACCTTTACGAGTACGCGCCTTGAACACGGTAGCGCGTCCCTTAGCTACACATTCGTCTAGGAAGTCATGCAAAGCTGTCTGTGGTGAGCAATCATCCGCTATGTATATCTGATATGGTCTAGTTGTTTGGGCTTCCACGGTAGCTATACAGCGCTGAAGATGCTCTACGGCATTGAATGTAGGAATAACAATCGGTATTACGTTGTTCACAGTCCCCCCTTACGCAAACATCATTGGAACGAATACTTCTTTTGGTTTCTTAATCCCTTTCTGTACCTCATCTGGGTCAAGTCCTGCGGCTATAGCCTGTCTCCTAATCTTGGCTACCTTCATTTGATAGAGCGTTTCATCCGCTAGTTTATCATATTTGGCATATGGATCGACATATAGCGGTGTCAACACGTCCTCGCCCGGCGCTTTATTGGGCGCAAACTCGTGTGCTTGAGCCTGAATCAGCTCTGTTGACATTTGTGACTCAAAGGTCTTAGCTAGTGTACGACAACCTTCGAGAGAGTCCAAACCGTCATCATAAGCTCCCATCGGCCACTCCATGAGCTCCTTCTTGAGCAGGGCTTGGCCGTCCTCCAGAATCATCAAATAGCCGTTTTCTAGGTCAGGCTGCAATGAATTGATTCGTAGCTTCTTGTTTGAGAGTTGATTATATGGCTCTACAGGCAAGTAGACTCCCTCTTCCATTGACCGGCGAGCAGACTCAGTAGCAAAGAGAGCCTGAAAAGCGTTCTTCTCGATGCGCCAGCGAGCAATAGGATACTCTTTAGCCCAACGATTCTGTGCATTGATTAGCTTATCTGGTGGTCGTCTCTGAATATCTGCTACGATAGTGAACATTTGGCGCGTTGGCGCTTTAGCTATTAGCGTAATTGCGGAATAATCAGACTGTACAGACCCACCCATGCTGGGGTCTGTAAACCCAAAGATGGTACATTCACTAAGGGCAACTGCTGTAGATCCATTAGTTGGTATGAGCCAGACTCCTTCTGGTTCATGGTATTCCATTCGGAAAGTCTCCCACTTTTTGAATAGCCGACTCTCTGGGTCTACAGGCTCATTCTGTAACTCTGTCGCAAAGGCCGCATCGCCACCTGCAACTCTAGTGAGCATTAGATCATAATATGCAAAGGCTTCCGGCCAGGCGGAGACCGCGCCCTGCAACATTGCTTCCTTGTGGGTGGTAAAATACTCATAGGCTGTCTTCTCTTTGTTTTTGTCGTTTAGGTCAGTAATCAATTCTCGCCAGTGATCCCACATGTCTTTATGGTCAGCCCAGTGTGGTATTGCTTGGTATATCTGAGAGTGGAACATGGGATTAACTACTAAGTGTTGGAGCAGGCAGTCAAAGTGGAGAAAGTTACCAACCACAAACACTTTGGTATCTGACCAGCCTGCGTTCATTACAGATCGCCAGAACCACTTGCGGTGCGCCTCTCGCCTGGTAGCTGATTGCACCCCCTCCAGGTTCTCCGAATCGTCTACGATGATCAAATCAGGCCGATACTGTAGGAACTTTCGCCCTCTGATCTTCATTCGAGCGCCCAGAGCGATAAGTTTAACCCTATTAGCCGTAGTTATATCATCCTCTTGCCATTTTTCGCCCTTAAGAGGGCCAAAATCCTCTAAAATACGCGGGTTGTTTTCTATTTCATCTTTTATAGTTGCAAGCTGCTGTTTTGCCTGCGTATGCGAGTCTGAGATAATGGGAATAAAGCGCCTCTTTCGATAGCAAATGCACCATAAGGGGAGCGCAAGAGTCGTAGTAGTAGTCTTTCCAAAGCCACGGGGCCATACAAGGGCATGATTTACCTTACCGGGGGATTCAATTGCTCTCTGCATTGTCTGATACGTCTCTATGTGTAGAGGTGCAGGAGCACAATCAAAGTGGTTAGCGAGGTAAAAGTGCGCAAAGAACTCAAGATCAATATCTGCTAACTGCTTCCAGAGCTCTTGAGTTGGCGGGGCATCCAATCGTCCCGTTCGCTCCAGATCAGCTAGAGAAAAGTTCCTAAGTAGTGCTGCGCGGATTAGTTCTAGGTCTTTGGGCGTAAGCTCCATTTGAGACCTCTATCAATAATGCTCGGAGAGTTGGCAAAGGCCCACCTCCGACCAATTGAGGAAGATTTGTGACTGGCACAGGGGGGCTATGCTTAACTGAGGGTAACTCCCCTAGTGACTGCTGTAACTCTGCAAACTCAACGAGCATTTTCCAATATAGCTGTGTGGCAGTATCTACATAGCCTATACGTGTTTTAGTTCTATCTTCTACGTTAACTGCCGATGCAAGTCTATCAGATACTAACTTGAGCACTCGGGCTAATTCGCCCATCGCATCTACTTGAATGTCCAGGTTCTTATAGCGTCGTTGTAGAGCTGAGAAGTCTACAATGTCCTTTTTGGGAATGGTTTCCAAATAGTTGACAACCGCGTCGATGGATATATCGATAGACGACGCCTTCTTGATAAAACTTACTACACGAGCCGGAGTCCATCCAGAGCAAAGCATATCTCGTATCTCTTGCTCATAAATGGATAGCTCGCTAGGTAGTTCTTTATCAATTGCGTCGAGAATTTCTACTTGCATACTTTCTCAGATGGCGCTCTTTGCGCTCCGCAACAGTGACATCTAACCTTATCAATAGCTTGCAAGCTCCCACAATAAGGACATTCCCAATGTGAAATGCGCGGTCTCTTTGGACGGGGACGAGCTATTGGTGGTCTCAGTGTACTACTATTCATTGTTCCCCCTTAATATGACTGATTTTATAGATATTCTTTTTGAATACGCATTATACCGCACTTGCGCCCTTCTAGTACACGATACAATCGGGCGTAACTCCGGTTACGTAGCCATTTAGGATTATATCTTCTTCAATAAGCATATCTTTAGCTATCGCATCCATGAATATCTGTGTCATAACTGCATCTAGGTCGTAATCTGGATCTGGCCTCGGTATCGTCCCAATCCCCTTATAGGCTAACCATACTCCGGCGATGACTCGGAGACTACCTCCCAAAAAGCTTCTTCTAGTTAATTCTATCAAATCCCCCTTTTTATTATGGCTCTCCCACCCACCCTTCCTTATGAGCCGTTCCCCATTTAGCTACACTATATCACGACTTTAGCAGCATGTCAAGCATTTCCCTTGTGATAACTAAGCGAAACGGTGACACTTTTTGTATGCGATGTAAAAAATGGTTGGAGTTTGTAATAGGAAGGCCATGCCGCCCCAGCGCATGTACCCCATCTCGCATTTTCGTTTTATTCTGCATGAAAACTTGCGCGATACACCATTGAACACGTGATACTAGAGCTTGCACTAGCATAATGCTGCAAGCACTACCATATAGAACACACTACAAGATAACATAAACCCTTGGCCATAATTGGTATACTTAGAACACTCAAATAGACTCACATATAACTCAATAGGCTATACTGCCGTTGCGATGTATAACGACGACAGATGCCCTAACGCGTTCCGACTTGACATATTATGGTTCGTATCGTCTCACACTATACTACCACACTATACTACACTATACTACAAACAGAGCATAACAGCAGCATGACATTATGTCAAATGGCAGGATTTGAGCTCTAACATGGTACAATTATACCATCCGGCTGGGGCATATCAGATACACTACATTATACTATAGCTTATTGCGGTATATTCTACGACATACTGCAATATCATCTAGGCATATATGCCTAGATGACCTAGGCATATATGCCTAGATACAAATAGGCCATTTGGCGGATGTATGCTTTGGCAATATCTGCTATGCTGGAATCACGGGAACGTATAACCAAAGAGACTCGGGAGGGAGCCAGACATGATTCAGCCTAAACGTTTTTGTGCTATGGCAAACAGGATCGACGACATGCAACACGCTATCAGATCATCTCGCGTATATCGAAGGCACCAATGCACTATGCTAGTGTATCTTGATGAGCTATTGGAGCGCCTTCGCAGATGGGCAATTGATCAACGGCAGTGGAGAATTGACTGGTTAACATAATCATCAGACTCTGCGTGCTATGGCAATAGCGCGCAGCGATGTGACGATTACGACAACACAACACGGGAGGTACCATTGCCCTGCCAGCAAGGCCAATATTTTGCCGAATGCAGTATACTATGGTCTAATATGGTATATTCAACAGCACACTAGAACAAATGTCCTAGTCCAAAATGCCTAGATGAATATAGGCCAAATGGCGGATGCGCTATCCCGTAGACTCTACTATGCTGGAATCACGGAAACGCAACACAATACAAGGGGGTAACATGATACACAGCAGGATATTTGATGACGACTGCGATGCGGCTGAGGATGCATATATTGCGCTCAAACATGCCTACGAGAAGGCGCGCCATGCGGCACTTTTCACAAATAAACCTCAGTTGGCTGTGGTTATTCGTGTTGTGCAGTTGACACTAGATGTGCTTATGGACGCAATGGAAGAGGAAGCATAATCACTAGACTCTGGCCACTATGGGAATATGGGCGTCATCGTGGGATATACTTGCCCATAATCATAAGGGGACAATATGCTAACACAAAAAGAGCTACTCACCAAAGCGTACGAA